GAGGGCGCGGTCAACAAGGTTTTGTCCCTTTTCACAGACAGGCGTGTTGATTGGCTTGATGCTACGGAGAGGTTTGCCACAGCTTTCTGTAATGATGTGGATGCCTTCGAGGCCTTGACCAAGGGACCTAGTGAGGTCACGGTTGAGCAGTGCAATGACGCTGTCCAGCTGCAGATGCGAGGAATTGGTCTTAAAAAGACGCTGCATGACCCCCGCATACTGGCAAAAGTCGAGCGTGCTATCTCTCGTTTGACTACCTTGCTGCTTCCTTACCAAGGAGCTATGACGGCTGCGAGGAATTACAGAGCTGAGCCGGTTTTTGTTTGCTTGTACGGTGGATCTGCCGTTGGGAAAACCACATTGGTTACAAAGCTGGCGTGTGCAATCCTGGTTAAATCAGGGTTGACGCCCGCTAAGTTTGCTTTGATTAACCTATGGCAGAAGGGTACCACTGAGTTTTGGAACGGTTATTGTAATCAGAAGTGTCTGGTTATGGACGATTGTTTCCAACTGCTGCCTGTTAAAGGAGCGGATGACAATGAGTACATCAATGTCATACGCATGGTTGGTAACTGGGCCTATGCTCTGAATTTCGCGGATATAGAGAGCAAGGGCAAGTTTTACTTTGACACCCCTTTGGTGGTTGGGACTACTAATTGTAGTTCCATCGCTAATATGGCGGGCAATGTTGTCACTTGCCCGGAAGCTGTCGTGAGGCGCATCAAGCATCCCTATGAGCTGTGTGTTACGGAGGGATACCGCACTGAAGAAGGCACTCTGGATTACGCACGAATCGAGAGGGAGTTTAATGACAACCTCACTAAACTTCGCGAGGAAGGAAATGCCGCTTCTGAGGCGTTCTTGGATGCCTATCCCTGGGACGCTTGGTACTTGCGATCCCACAACTATACCGATGGCACTTGTACTGGTCCTATGCGCTCAGTACGAGATTTGATTGAGGAAGTTGTGCAGGACCTTGTCACCAGTGCGGAGCGACACAAGGCTGGCCTTGAGAACCTTGCTTATTTTTTGGAAGGTTTGGAAGGTGAAGTTACTGAGCAAGCCGGACCTTCGACCCCCCGAGAGGGCATTCGCCTTTTTCCTATTCCCAACCAGCATGCTGAGGAGGGTGTCAGTCAAGTCTTTTCAGATGATGAAGACGATGATTTTCCCCCTCTGGAACGAGCATACTACCCTGGGCACAGATACGGGGGGTCACCACAGGTGAGCTCCATGGAACGCCAGATGGGCAACGATGCCACGGCTGCCCACTTTGCAAGGCTGCTTGATGAGCGCGAGGAGGAGGAGATTGACTGGACCGAATGTTCCCACGCCCGGCGCGCTAAGGAGATACAGCGAGACACGCGAAAGTGGTTTGAGAACTTTGCTGCTAAGCATCCCTTGTTAATACAAGGTCTTGCTATAGGCCTCAATGTTCTCATTTTCCGCTTCATATATGTCACTATGAAGGGTATCTTCTGTTTTGTGAAAGACCTTGTTGGGTCGATCTTTGGACAGCGTGGCAAACCCCGCAAAGCTCGCACAGAAAGCAACATCAAGCCACCAGGTGCGGTACCGAAGAAGATCTTCTTCTCGCATACAGTTCGAGAGGAGTCTCATGCAGTAGATCACGTCCACGATTTGATTTACGCGAATGCATTCGGGATGTACCTTGAGTATGAACTTGAGACACCTGTGAAGGCAGGGCAGGTCCAGTTTATTGAGGGGCAATTGGCGATGCAACCCGCCCATTATACCAAATGGATCAAGGAGAGAGTGGCGGCCGGTCGATTTTCTATGGACCAGATGGTTACGTTTGTGAGCCCTGTGTCTGATATGAAATTCCAGCTCACGGTGCAACAGTACCTTGCGATGGATAGGACCGACGTCCCCAATCATGACATCGAGTTCTTACGGTTTCCACGCGGTTCTTTTACGACGGCCAAGAAGATCACACAGTTTCTCCTCACGGATGAGCAATACCAAGGTGTCATTCGCGCAGCGCTGCCCGTGCGCCTCGATATTTATGAGGAGAAAGAGGTTAAAGGCAAGCGCATCCGGAATCGGAGGACCATGCACGCTGAGTCGTTTCAGTATTGTAAGGAACTCAGTGTCCAAGGAAATTTGCGCGAGGATTTGCTGGCGTACACAATGGCCACTGAGCTTGGTTTTTGTGGTGCGCCCCTTACTATCACCTCCAATCGTAATTGGGGTGGTCGGTGCTACTTGGGATTGCATGTTGCAGGTTCAGAAGGCCTCTTTTCCCGCCGTGGTTATTCCACCATTATTACACTTGAGCTCGTCAACAAGGTTAAGAAGTCGATGAACATCGGGAGCGACAACCTGGTGGATGACCTTAAAGAACGAGGGGTGGATATTCACGAGGCCACCTATGAAGAACAGGTGGGCTTGGTAGGACCAGACAAGCCGGTTCAAGGTAGTTTTACCTATCTGGGAACACTTTCTAAACCGGTGAATTTGAGCCCCACGTCCAAGCTTCACCTGTCGAAGATAGGTGAAGCTCAACCTTTTGGTCCCAACCCTCAACGTCCGGCGATGTTGCGACCGTTTACTGATGCGAATGGCAACATCATTAAACCCATGGCGGTAGGCTTGCGAGCTTACACAACGCCATTGGTTTACTTACCGCCTTCGTCCATTGAACTTGCGGTGGATTTGGCGACTCGACCTTTTAGAGAGGCGAGTTTGCCACACACGCGCTGCATATTCAATTTTCGCGAAGCTGTGTGTGGTGTTGAGGGGCTCAAGATAAAGAGTATCACACGGAGCACATCTCCTGGGTACCCGTATATCGTTGAGCACAAGAATGGCAAGAAGGATTTCTTTGGCTATGATGCCGAGTTTGACTTGACTTCTGAGGCCTGTGGCGAATTGCGGGCGCGAGTGGACCATATCATTAGCGAAGCCGCTAAGGGCGTTCGCTTGGGTCACTTGTTTACTGACTTTTTGAAGGATGAGACGCGACCACATGCCAAGGTGGATATTGGTGCTACGCGCATTATCAGCGCCGCACCGTTGGATTATGTTGTTGCGTTTCGTATGTACTTTGGGGCCTTCATGGCTGCGATGTTTCGGTACCACACCGAAAGTGGTATGTGTCCGGGCATAAATCCATACAATGAGTGGTTTATGCTTGCAACCAAGTTGTGCTCCAAAGGAAAGAAGGTTTTTGATGGTGACCACAAGCGGTTTGATGCAAATGAACAGCCGGGAGTACACTGGGCTATTCTTGAGTTCATCAACAGTTGGTATGGTAACGAGCCTTTGGACAACCGTATTCGTGCTGTCCTTTTCATGGACTTGATTCATTCGCGGCATGTGACTGGTGACGGAGTTCACCAGAAACACGTTGTCCAGTGGAACAAGTCCTTGCCAAGTGGTCATCCAGGTACCACCATCATCAACTCCCTATACTCCCTTATCACCCTGACAGGGTGTTACATTCACCTTACGGGTGACAGTCGCGATATGTGGAACTCTGTGTATCTCGCCACTTTTGGTGATGATAACATAGTGAATGTTTCGGACGAGGTAGCCGACGTCTTTAATCAGGTTACCGTCGCCGACGCGATGCGCGATTTGTATGCTCTT